CGCTCCGGCAGGTACCGGTCGCGGGCGAGATTCCCGAACCGGGTGAACTGCGCTTCGAATGAAAGCTGGACGGCGCCGGTTGGGCCGTGGCGCTGCTTGCCGATGATGACCTCGGCGCGGCCGTGGGCGCGCTCCATCTCGGTCTGCCAGGCGAGATGCTCGGGCGTGCCTTCCTTCGGCTCCCGGTTCTTGAGGTAGTATTCCTCGCGGTAGACGAAGAGCACGACGTCTGCGTCCTGCTCGATCGAGCCGGACTCGCGCAGGTCGGACAGCAGCGGGTGCTTGTCGTCGCGGGACTCCACCGCGCGGCTCAGCTGGCTCAGCGCGATGATCGGCACCTCGAGGTCCTTCGCCAGCGCCTTGAGTGCCGTGGTAATCAGGGTCAGCTCGGTGACGCGGTTCTGCTGCTGCCAGCCGCCGGTGCCGGCGTTGAGCAGCTGCAGGTAGTCGACGACGATCAGGTCGAGCCCTTTCTGCCGCTTGAGGCGCCGGGCCCTGGCGGCGAGCTGGGCTATGCTGAGGCCGCCGGTGTCGTCGATGAACAGCGGCATCGCGTTCATCGTGCCGGCAGCGTCCACCAGCTGGCCGAACTGGCTCTCGTGGATGTTCCCGCGCCGAATGTCGGACGACGAGATTTCGGCCCGCTCCGACAGGATCCGCGTCGCCAGCTGCTCCGCGCTCATTTCCAGCGAGAAGAAGCCGACCTGGCCGCCGTCGACCGTCCTGCGCCGCCCATCGGCTTCCGTGACGCCCCTGAACGAGCGGGCGACATGGAAGGCGATGTTGGTCGCCAGCGCGGTCTTTCCCATCGCCGGACGGCCGGCGATGATGATCAGGTCGGACTTCTGCAGCCCGCCCATCAGGCGATCCAGATCGGTCAGCCCGGTCGCGAGGCCCGAAAGCGAGCCGTCGCGGCTATAGGCCTCCGCCGCGAGATCGATCGCGGACTTGAGCGCGGCCGAAAACGACGAGAAGCCCGCTGCGACACCGCCGCGTTCGGCCAGTTCGTAGAGGGCCCTTTCCGCCGCCTCGATCTGGGCCGGCGCCGGCAGGTCGACGTCGCCGCGGTAGGCGTCGTGGGCCATGTCGCCGCTGAGTGCGATCAGGGCTCGGCGCTGGGCGCAATCCAGGATCACCCGGGCATAGTCGGCCGCATTGAGGACGGTCGTGGCCGACGTCGCGAGGCGGGCCAGGTACTGGCTCATCGTCACCTGCTCGGTGAGCTTGTCCGGCAGGAAGGTCTTGACCGTCACGGGTGTGGCCGCCTTGCCGACCCTGACGATCTTGCCCATGACCTCGAAAATCTCGCGATGCACCGGTTCGTAGAAGTGCTCGGGCAGGAGCGTGTCGCCGGCCCGGTACAGCGCCTCGTTGTTGATCAGGATCGCGCCGAGCAGCGCCTGCTCAGCCTCGACGTTGTGCGGGATGGTCAGCGGGCTGCCGTTGATCGCGCGGAACTCGATGACATTAGCGCTGGGAGGGGGCTGCATCAGCCGTTCCTCCACTGTTCGATCAGCGCCGGCGCACGGCGCAGGGAATTGAAGATCGTCGCGTGGTCGCGCCCGAACATCCGTCCCAGCTTGAAGCCGCTGGTATCCGGAAAGTGGAGGAGGACGAGGTAGATGGCGACGTGTCGTGACGACGTCACCGACCGGCTGCGCGTCGGCGACAGGATCTCGGTGACCGTCGTGCCATAGCGCAGCGCCACGAGGCGCACGATGTTCCTCCAGTGAGCGGGCCCGTAGAAGTCGAACGGCGTACCGACAGGCGGAAGGGGCTCGGCATAGGCCGGCTCGGCGGTCAGCGACCCCGGCGACCGGGCGGCCTCGCCCCATAGCCGGGCCCTGCGCTCGAGGTGCGCACCGTGGGTCTGCCGCATGGTGGGTGTGATGGGCGCCAGCATCAGCCGAACGCCAGCTGGATCGAGGTCGACATGCGGATCGGCGCCGCTGCCTTCTGCGGCTCGATCTTGTAGTAGGCGCGCCGCGCATGGAATGCGCAGTAGGGCTTTCCCTCCAGCGCTTCACCCCCGCAGAAGTAGAAATCGGGGGTCAGCGGGTCGCCCACCGGCCACTTGCAGGTATGTTCGGTGAGCTGCACCAGTGTGCGCCGCTGAGCGACCGGGATATCGAACACAGCGTCGAGGCCAAGCGGTCGGTCATCGGGTTCGAGCGCGCGCTCGGATGCCGTTGCCGGCTTCGACGCGGTACTGGAGACGAGCCGGACGTGACCCGCCGGCCGTTTGCCGGGGAACCGCGGCGTATGCGATCGCGGACTCGCCGGCTTCGGCGCGCGGAAGGCACTGACCTTGTTGCGTTTCGGCAGACGCAGCCGGCTGACCTTGCCGATGACGGCGTTTCGCGTGACGCCCTCTCCGATGATCGACGCGATGTGGCTGCAGCTGAGGCCTTCGGCCCACAGCGTCTTGAGCTGCTCGACGCGTGGCTCGGTCCAGACGTCGCCGGTCATGGCGCGTTCCTCCGTGAGGTGTTGAGGGCAACCATTGCCGCCCGGTTGCGATCTCGGCTGCTGAGGCCGAAGCGGGAGGCCCAGCTGAGGACGGTGTTGAGCTTGTGGCCCAGGTCCTCGGCGAGCTGCTTGACGGGGATAGGCGGCGCGGCCGCGTAGGCAGCGCGCACAATCGGCTCAGCCGTCGCCGGCGTGTGCCTTCCCTTCAGGGCGTCTGCGCTGATCAGTGCGTTATACGTGTCTATTTCGTGATGTGCTTCACCGCCCACATCACTGCTTCCTCGGTCTTCGTCTTTGCGATCGAGGTCTCCCGCGACGAGCCCAGCGCCTCGATCATCTCGAGCAGCTTCAGCCCCTCGTCCTTGATCGCCTGCATCTGCGCCTTCTCGCCTTCCGTCAGCACCCGGTACTGATGCCTCATCGTGTTGTTCGCCGTCCTCTGGTCCGACGCGCTGTCGACCTTCTCCATCATCGTCTCCTGGTTGAGAGGCTTCATTGCCCCACGCAATCCAGTGGGGTCGCGGCGCGCCCCGCCGGTTAAGCTCGATCTTGACCTCGTTCGGCCACACCCGGTCGATCCAGTCGAGGATCGCCTCGGGCTTGGCCGAGTGCGCGGTCTTGCGTTCGGTAAGGACCGACGGCAGCTGCGTTCCGGGCGCCGGCGCCACGGGCTTGCCGCGGCGGAAGATCAGAAGGTGCTCGTGCTGGTCACGAACCCACCGCCCGGTGCCGATGATCACCTTGTCCCAGGCGAGGGCGCTGGCGTAGCGCGGGCCGCTCGCCGCCTTGACTGGGACAAGGCGGCCCCGGTCGTCGAGCCCCAGCACGCAGAAGCCCATGCTGATCGCGAGGCAGAAGGCCTCGATCATGTTGTTGGTCTTGCACCACATCAGGAGGATGCTGTCGGGCGCGGCGATCGACCCCATGTCGAGGTCCATGATCTCTGCAAGCGTCATCGTCGGGTACTGGTTGTCCGCCGCCCGGTCCATGCCGGTTTCGTCCGACCAGACCTCGTCGTCCTTCCAGGCCGGGTCGATGTAGAGGATGCCGGCCTTGACCTCGGGGAGCGCGCGGTGCTTCGCGCCGAGCTCGGCGGCGCGCTCCTCGCGCCGGTCCTTCTTCTCGACCTGGCGCTCGAGGCGCTTGTCCTTGGCGACCTTCGCGAAGGCCTTGGGATCTTTCCTCGCCAGCAGCTCGATCTGCTCGCGGACGGGCAGTTCGGCGGCAGCCGCGCCGGCGCTCACTGAGACGTCGCCACGGTCCACCGCGGCGACCAGTTCCGGCGCGCCTTGGTCGATGACCTTCCTCGCGCTGCGCACGGATCGCTCGGAGATATGGAGCATGTCGGCCGCGTCGGCCTGTTTCACGACCGACAAATCCGGCAAATTTGCCGATTTGTTCCACTCCGATGGCCTGCCCTGCCCCATCGTCGCGATGCGGGCGGCGACCATGGCGCGCTGCCCCTCGTCCAGGTGGCGACGGCGGAGATTCAGCGAGATGACGAAGTGAAGCGGGCCGCCGCCAGCTTCGGCATAGTCGACGAAGTAACGGGCCGCCCCTTGGTCATTTTCGTCGGCAAACAGCTCCGCGGCGAGTGCCGCGCGATAGCGGTTGCGTCCGTCGAGGATCTTGCCGTCCAGCATGATGATGGGCTGGTGCAGCCCATTCGCCCGCACGTCCGCCACCAGCTCATCGAAGGCGTCACCTTCGATCAGCGGGAAGAGGTCGGCGAGCGGATGAAAGTCCAGCGTCACGGAAGATGCCCTCCCCGTCGCCACGGCGGTACGCCGCGGCCCCGGGCCGTTGCCCATGCTTGCGAAGTGGTGCGGCTCGGCCCCTCACGGGGTCGGGCCGTTGGGGTCTCGTCAGGCGGTGTAGAACACCGGGGTGCCGGTCTTCTCCCGCACATCCTCCCCGATCGAACGGAACGCGATGCGCTCTTCGTTATCGAGGCCGGGGACGGCGAAGCGGAAGGCCACCACGCCCTTGTCCATGCGATGGCGCAGCTTGGCCCGGAGCTCGACCGCGGGGCCGCCCTGGAAGATCGGCGTGACGATCACGACCTCCTTGGGCAGGGATACCTTGCCGTTGCCCGGCACCTGGTTGGCGGGCGCGTCGATTTCCTCGTAGGCGAATGAGATGTTGCCGTTCTCCTCGTTACGGAACGACTTGAACTTCACTGCCCGGTCGATCTTGAGATCAGCGATCGACTCCAGCAGGTCCGCCGCCGGCGGGTTGCTGATGGTGTGGATCATGTCCTCGATGAACTCGGCGAGCTCGCGCTGGTCGAAGGTCTTGGCGCCGCCGAGGACGGCGCGCCACTTGGCGTAGTCGCGGTCAAACGGGCACTTGAGGGTGATCGTGTGCCTTAGCCGGCCGGCGCTCGCCGCGTCGCGGTCCCCTGCCCGGGCGCTGCCGTGATAGTCGAGGATGGCGAGAATCTGGTTCTGGCCAAGGGATGCCTTGCAGATCGCCGTCGAGCTCTTGAACAGGGAGATGTAGTCGATGAACGACAGCGGCTCGACGACCACCTCCTCGGCGGAGACGAAGTCGGGCAGGATCGGGTTCAGCGCCGGGACCGTGACGGCGTGAATCTTCTCGCCGATGAAGTGGGTGATCGAGCCGTCCGGCCCGGTGAACGGGTCGCTGACGGTCCACGTCTCGCCCATACGCAGCAGATCTGCGACGTCCGCCGGAAGTTCGAGCGCCGGCACGACGCCTTCGGATGAAGCCTTTGGGGCCATGGTCTACTCCTCTTCGGCGGCCGCGCGGCCGCGGGGTGGGTTTCTGCTGGCGACGTCGACGACCTCGCCGAACTCGGGCTGCCGCGGGTCCTCTCGGCTGAAGTCGCCGGAGTCCTCGTCGCGGAAGAGCAGGACGCTGAGACGGTCCGGCTCGGGGATCTTCGCCTTCATCGTCGTCTTGAACTCGTAGGCACCCTCGGCCTTTGCCTTCACCGAGATCTTGATGGTGATCTCGCCGGCGCCGCCGCCGTGCTTCTCGATCGCGTTCGCGATGTCGACCAGGTGCTGCTCGCTGTCGGTGAGCAGCTGACCGCGGTCGGCGCGCCGGATGATCTCCAGGATCGATTTCATCGTTGTTCCCCGTGGCGGCGCGCTCAGCGGGCGCCGGCTCCGCTACTCGTGGATGGTCGCCATGCTGTCGGTAGGCCGCCCGCCGGCGGCGAGGTGCTCGTCGTAGATCTCGCGGCGCCGCACCGGGCTCAACGGCTCCCCTTCATTGTCGACGAAGCCCGAGACTTCATTGTCGTCGACGAGGTCGGCATACTTCGGCGCGCAGTCGCCGCAGAGATCGGTGTCGGCGCCGAACAGGACAGGCTCCCCCGCGAAGACCGCCTTGCCGCAGGCTTCGCACGTGGCGACAGGCTCGCCGGCGATCTCCTCGATCGCTTCGAAGCGCGCCAGCGCGGCCATGTGGCGATCGTCGGTATGGGCCACCAGCTCGGCGCGCTCGGTCTCGATCGCACGGAGTGCTTCAGCCGCGGCCTTGTGCTCGGCGCGCTGCGCGTCAGTGATCATCGGGGCGATCCTTCGTCTCGTCCGCCAGCTCCGGGGCTATCCAGAGCGCCAAGGAGCGTGAGGAGCGCAGCACGAAGCGGCCCACCACGATCCGCACCAGCGCCCACAATGAGGGCGTCGGCCCTGGCGATGAGGTGGTCGACGCTTCTGAGTTCTTCGCGTCCATAGGTGATCCCTGAAACGTGCTCGATGCGGCGCAGCTCTCCCGGCTTCAGCGAGACCCTCGGGTCCGCGTACCAGACGTCCCTGGTCCGGCTGGGCTTCCAGCGCAGGGCGCGGGCCGCGGCGAGAATGCGCTCTGCCTTGCTCCCGGCCGTGCCCGGCGGGGCGATGCGGGTGCGCATGGCGTTCGATGCGAATGCCAGCTCACTCATTTCGGATTTCTCCGACATCTTTTCGGACATTTCCGACGTCCTTCCGATCATGGTGGCGATCGGAAGGGACTGGTTCGGAAAGGAACGCAGCGTGGAATTCCGGCACATCAGCGTCTTGGCGGACATCGTGATAGCCGGTCTGGATAGTCGGATGGGTCAGGTGCTCAGCACGCACCCCGGCCCTGGAGAGGGCTTCGAATTCGAGCACCTCGCCGGCGCTGAAGCAGCGGCCGACACGAGGCGCGGAATCAAGGCGGCGGGGCTCGTGGGAACCCCGCCGAAGGTTGGTGACGCCACCGGCCGATGGGGTCACCGGTTTCCCGGCGCCGGGGGAGGAGGATCCGGGCCGGAAGGGAGTATGCTGGCCACCTCGAGAGGAGGAGCCGATGCAATTCGATACGGACGACAAGGGGGACGTCATCTGCTTCCCCCTCTCCGGCTGGGTGACCGCGCCGGTAATGGAAATGGCCCTGATAGCGCGGCTGGAATATTTCCCGACGCCAGCGGCCATGGCAGCGAGAGCGCCGCAAGCGGTTCAGCTGATCTGGACGCCAGAGCAGTGCCGCGAATTTGGTCAGCTGCTATTGAAAATGGCAGACCACCTATCTCAGCCGCCGAGAACCGGCGCGCCGAGCTGAGGGCCGGACCGATGAAAGCGCGCACCGCGCTCATGCGGCTGTCCTCACCGGCAGGAAGTCATCGGCCGTGACCGGGACCCCGTTGTCCTTCGCGTACTGGAGCAGCGTGAGGGCGTGGTTGGTCGGGATTACTCCGCCGGTGCCACCGGCGTCCTTTGACTGCGTCCAACGATAGACACGGGTGCGGCTCGCGCCCGTGATCGCGATGACGCGGTCCTGGCCGCCGAAGCGACTGATGATGCTGGCTGCTGGTTCGAGGGCGCCTGACATGCCCGCAACGTGCTATAATCGCACAAGATCGTCAAGACGATTCATGCGAACATCGCACAAGACCGTTCTCGTGCGGTCGTGCGAAATACGCACATGATCGAAGACCCTTACAAGGACTGGGTGATTCAGAGCTTGGCCCTGCCCGGCAAGTCGCAGACGGGGCTGGCCAGACACCTGGGCGTTGATCCCTCAGCTATCAACAAGGTTGTTCATGGGAAGCGGCTGCTAAAGTCGCACGAGGTTGCCGCTGCCGCCCTGTACTTCGGAACCGAGGCGCCTCAACCGGTGGGCGAGGGCCGGCAACGCACGCGTGGACAGCTCGTCGGATCGGTGATCCCCGGGAGCGCCCTGCAAACGAACCGCTTGATGCCAGTCTATTCAGGCGCAGAGGGCGGCGCCGGCAAGCTGATCATCAGCCTCGACCCCGTCGATCACGTGAAACTGCCGGCGTCGCTCGAGAACGTCTCGGGCGCCTACGGCCTGCTGATTGATGGCGTCTCCATGAGCCCGGCGTTCGAACCCGGCGATACCGCACTGGTCAATCCGCACCTGCGGCCCCAGCGGGGCCGGAACGTCATCCTCTACCATACGCCGCCCGACGGCCAGGAAGCCGAGGCGATCGTCAAGCGGCTGAATGGCTGGAACGATCGGGAGTGGGACCTCGAGCAGTACAACCCGCCGCTGAAGTTCAAGGAGTTCCGCCAGGAATGGCCGATCTGCCACCGGGTCGTTGGGAAGTACGAGGCTCAGTGAGGGCGCCTCACTGCCCTTGGAATGCGCCCCCTTCGTCGTCGAGCTGGGCATCCAGCAGGACGGCCAGGTAGTCTTCCATCTCGGTGAAATCGAGATGGCCGTTGTCCCACGCCCGATCGGCGGCCTTGAGCGCCGCCTCGTAGCCATCGCGATTGTCGCGGATTCTCTCGGGCAGGATCCTGCGGCCCGGCAGGAGCGCGCCGCCGCGAGCGCAAAGAAGGTAGTAGCAGGCCGCCCTCGCGGTGCGCCCGTTGCCTTCGACGAACGGGTGGATCCAATTGAGCCGCC